TTTACCAATCCCCAGTCTTCCAATAGTTTTGCTATGGCATTCCTACGAGATAAATCATTCTCAGTAATATCTGTTGGTTTACCATCCAAAGCAAATAGTTCTTTGAAATGCACTATGTAATACCTGCTCTGTTTGTGTAATATATGACAGGACTGGTAGAGAATCTTTTCTTTTTTGGAAGCTACGCCGATGCGTGTTAATGTTTCACGGACCTTTAGGAAATCGTCTTTTTCACCTAATGTAACTTCAACTAAATCTATAATTGAAATCATTACTTTGTCACTCCGCCTTTGTTTGTTCTTGCTTTTATTTCAGCGATTTGTTCATCATTAAGAATACGCAAAGCTTCTTTGGCCTTCTCATTGGAGTAACCAAAATATTGTTTGACACATTCTATATCTTTGTTGACCTCTGATTTCTGCCACGGTTGAAATTTCCGTTTCATTGGTCTTATGGTATTTAGAAGATATGAATATTGTAAGTCCTTATCAAGACTAGGATTCTTATTTAATTCGTTGACATAGAGAATACAATCCATGTGGTACGACAAAGCTCGGTTGATGATATATGGATTATAGTCTTTATAATCATATTCATTGTCAATCAAAATCATATCACGACCATCTTTGGTGAAATACTTTCTTGTTTTGAATGTTTCTGGATCAACTTTAAACAACCAGCCAGCATACTTATAATTGTGTCGAGCTGCTGGTACGGTGACAAAATATAATTCATCTACACCACGACATTTACGTAGTTGGTTGGGTTTAATCGTAATTGCTCTTTCTTTGATAAAAGGCACTTGTGTTTTGACTTCAATGGTTTTACCATCTCCCGTCAAATCTTTTTTACTGTCGAAATGATTGAGTGCTTGTTCAACAACAACACCTTGTTTGGCCAAATAGTTGCTGACATATTTTTCACCCATACGACCAAGAATATCCATCATCTGTTCTCTGTTCATAATGGAACTATCCTCTCATTATTTTCACCAAGAACATCAGTAATTTTTAATATTTTTTGAAAACGATATTCTTTATAAATTTCATTATTGAAAAGTGGTTTCAGTTTTTCAATCATGCCATTTTCAATATCTTCGATTTCAACACCATGTTGTAAATCTTCTAGCTTTAATGGAAGATATTTAAAACTTAATCCACTTGTATCACGTCCAAAATATTCAACATATTTGTATGCAGCAGAATGATTTTCATCAAACCTTTCCGTACCTCTTATGCCAGAAAGCCAACGACCAATTCTCTGCCTTATGCAGTGACCTGAGTGACCAATGTAAACAAGAATGTCACTTTCTTCAAATTCTTTATAAATTAAATATATACCAGAAATTGAACCAATTTTTTCTTTAGTTGAAAATCCATGGTCGGTTTTTTCATTTACAGTAATTTTGTGTTTAGGTAAATACACAGATTCTTCTGACAAGAATTTTATGTAAGGCTCTGTATAATCACTTTTTGTAAATTCATAACTATATAATGTCTTTATCATTTTTTAAACTCACAGTCTACCATAATTTCAGTTAAACAAGCCGTCATATTAATTTCGTGATCTGCCACAAAGGCAGATTGATATTGATATTTGGCAAGGATAAGAACTAGTTGTGGTACAGCACTAGCATCAAGAACGTCATAAAGACCATCGTATAACTTACGATAGATTTTTACAGGATCATTGTCTAGATTATTTGTAACCCACTTACGAGCGGATGCAAAGTCTTTTTCTTTGAGAGCTTTGATTAGGGCTTCAAGTTGAATATCAGCAACATTAGAAAGAATACCAGAATCAATGGAGCCAGAAACCGAGTATCGCTGAAGCTCATTAAGAATTCTTCGATTATCAGGAAAGTGTTTGGTGATGACTGCGGCAACAACGTCTTTGGAGTATTTGATTCCCTCTTGTGAAAGGATGTTTTCAACCCGCTTAAAAAACTGTGCCGCCAACTTTGGTTTAGAACCGTTGATTTTAAAATCGATAACAGAGCAACGGGAATGGATCGGATCGATGATACGATTTTTGAAATTGCATGTGAAAATGAATGAGCAGTTTGAGGCAAATTCTTCAATGGCTCCTCGTAAAGCAGGTTGAGTTGAATTAGGATTGAGATAATCAGCCTCATCAATGATGACAACTTTTCTGCCACCCATGAGCGACATTGAAGAAGCGTAGTTTTTAATTTTGTTACGCAAGACATCAATGCCAGACTCATCAGAGCCATTGATGACAATGAAATCGCAACCAACCTCGTTGCATAATGCTTTAGCAACAGTTGTTTTTCCGACACCTGCCGTACCAGATAAAAGAAGATTTGGTATCTCCTTTCTCTTGACGAACTCCTGAAAAGTTTCCTTGATCGCATCTGGAAGAATACAATCTTCAATCGTCTTTGGACGATACTTTTCTACCCACAATAAATGTTCCATTTGATACTCCCATAATATAATTAACTCTCAAAACTTCCACTACATTCAATAAAATCATTTCATTTCGGCATTAATTCTGCCAACTACTTCTAAGTAATTTTCTTTTACAGCAAGGTTGCCGTTAATCATGTTGAGAATAGTTTTCTCAACGCCTTCTTCTTTTACTGTAAAGACACAAACAAGATTGGCCAAATTAACAGCAACAGATTCATTAGTAACACTATCAACAAAATTGACTAACATATTATTCTCCGACTTTCGATTCTTTTGGTTCAATGGCGATCCAATATTCAATTTCATCTTTGGTGTTTTTAAAGTGACTGATGCCTTTGAATGAAATTTCAACAGCATAACTTCCAGGAATCAATTTGATGTTTTCTGTTTTGAACACAACCTTATATTTTTTACCATCACCTTCAGCAACTTGAATATAGTTTGTATGAGCAGAATCATCAAACGCATCGAAAGCACTCAATTGAACCGATTCACCATCAGATTCAACAGCAATATGAGGTGAACTCAGAACGCTAGCCGTTTTCATAATGTTGGCATAATCTTCTTCTGTTAGAGTGAAGGCAACATCTTTAGAAGGCAGAGTCAATTCTTTTTCTGGTGGTACAACAATCATTTCTTTTGCTGTCTTACGATACTTGGTACTAGAACGACCAGATTTGAAAATAACATTCGAATCATCAAATTGTAATTCGGAATCTTTGTGTAGTGAATGTACCGATAAGAATTGATTCAAATCATATACACAAAAGTCTTGTGGAAATTCATCTTTAAGAGTGGCTTGTGCCAAAACAGTTTTACCAGCGGATACTGTGGTAAGTTTTGTGCCTTTCTTAAATTGAATGCCTTGATTGATTGTAGAAAAATTCTTCAATACTGCCAGTGTTTCATTTGATAACTTCATTGTTTTCTCCATTATAAAAATTACTGCTTCGAATATATTGTATCATGTTCATACAGAAACATCAAGCAGCACATTGCGTGTGCCAAGTGATGTATACCAGATTCAGGATCAACTTCTTCTCCTTCTTTCCATGCCCATAGATGCCGTTGTAGTGCATCAAAATATCTACGTTTAGAATCTGGTACTTTTTGCCAATTATCTCTTTCGTATTTTTGAGCACCGAATGTTAATACTTTTACTGTTTCTTTTAATGCGTGTGGTGGTAATAAACCATATTCTAGTTTACCATTATCAAACTTACGACCATCAGACATTACATCTCTCCAACGAAATTGGCCACAGCAGGCATATCTCCTTGGAAGTGATATGTGCCAATATGAGATGTTCTCATCCAAGGACATAAATGAATCTTGCCACCAATCTTACGCCACATCTGACAGAACATATAATCTTCTGATAGAATCTCTAAAACTTCTAATGGCTCTGTAACATTAAACTGTGCTGTGCCTTTGACTGGATTAAAAACATAATCACCAGTAACTTTTTCTAAAATAGAAGGATCGATTTCAGGATTTTTCGTAATAGCGGTCTTTACAGATTTCCACTTAATTGCTTTCTTAGGATATGGACCACCAGAAACATCTTTATCCATGGCCAACAAGGCAATCACGTCTTGTGGATTAAAGTGAATATCGGAATCAATAAACAACATATGAGTGCAATCAGAACGATGAATGAATTCATCAACCAAATAATTTCGTGCACGTGTGATTAACGATTCATTGAAAAGAAATGAAAATTTAATATTAATACCATACTGAACACACATGCCTTGTAAATCTAAACACGCTTTCATGTATAGTCCATGATTCATACCACCATACATTGGAGTGGCCACGAACAGGCTTTTCTTTTGTAAGTCCTCTTTTTTTATTGAAATTTCCATTTGTTCTCCGAGAATAAAAAAAGGGGATGCCGAATGGCCTCCCCTAAACCTTCAATTAGGCTGTGAAAGAATATCCAGCACGTAAGGCAGCTTGAACCAATGCTTTAGATGGTGTGCCTAAACGATAGTAATGAACTTTACGTCCATCGCTAGTTTTACGAGTGTTGGTATAGATGCAATGTCCTTCTTGACGTAGTTCGTCAATACGAGCAGAAACATTACTGATGCCGAAACGGCGTTGTGCTTGAGCAGTTGTAAAAGTGTTGTAACCGTCTTGCTTCTTTAATGCGTTGAGCATACGCTCTTTAGCTGATAATTTAGCCATTATATAAACTCCAATCATAGTTAAAAATAAATCCTTGCGTATTGCAAGTTCTCACATCATAACATTATATATGTGTGTATGTCAAGTATACTTGTGGCATACTTGGTTATCTGCCAACCTGTGGCAAATACTTTGCCTTGGTTTCTTCCCAAGTTAATGCGATTAAATCATCATAGAAAAGTGTTTCATATGAAACATTGTTTTTCTTTTGTAATTGCCGAATACGACCTTTGGCATATTTTGTTTTCCAGATGTTTGTCAATGCTTCTTCACTGGTATCGAAAGCCTTTACCAATTTATCTTCCGTAATTTCTTTTCGTAAGAATTCACAAGTATTGGTATAAAGATAACTGAAATAGATACCACGTTGATGTTCCGTTCTCGTTTTATCTTTTGAAATGCCAAGTTTTGGATAAGCAAAATGTAATGAACGGTTTTTATGATCTCGTTTGAGTGGTAGTCCTTGTGGATTCTTTGCTTCCCACCATTCAAAATATTTACGAGGATGTTTTTCTTTTATCCAATCAAAAATTAATTGTTTGGTTTGTTTTGTTGGTTCAAAGGCAACAGAACCTGAGGAGAAACCCATAGCATTCCAATGTTCAAGGTTGTCATATTGAGAAAGCCCTCCCGCTTTAGTCTTTCCATACAATGAGGTAGTTGTAACTCCTACCAAGACATCACCATATTTTGCTTTCCAATCATTTTGAACTTTATCGGATAGACACAGTAATGCAAGTAATTTACCGCCCATATAATTAAAACCAAGTGGTTGTAATGGCACAATTGTCGATCCGATTGCCGTGTGATTGATCATGTTCTGAGAAGTTTTTACATCTCTGTCCCAGCCAATTGCTTTATCTCTAGGAGTTAAATCTAAAAAGTCTGAGGAGATACAGATAACACCTAGGTATTTGTCCGTTTTTCTATCTTTAACAATGTAATATAAATTTCTTCCAATATTAGAATTGTTTTTCATTGTGGAAGAAAATGTTCTTATGGCATTCCACTCATCAACACGATTCGTATTTGCCAAATACATTTGTGGTTCTAAATTTTGAAAGTCATCTGGATCTTTAGGAATCCAAATATTGTTTTTAACTTTATTGATGATTGCCGCTTGTCTATCATCTTCCCAAGCAACATCTGGTTCGCCAAACATATTCATTCTGGCTTTACCTGGATATCGTTCTTTTACTTCACACCATTTTTGATATAAAGTATATTCACGAACATCCATCTGTGAAGCATATTCTAAATCTTGTGTAACAGTTTTTATTAACTGTTCTTCATCGATATGTGGACATCGATCTGGCGGATTAGCTTCTGTCCACCGTTTCCATTGTGTTTCTACAGGTTCAATTCTTGCCATTATTTGAGTTTCAACTTTCTCATAATTTTATTTCTTTTATTCATGCCTGACTGTAAAGCCATTGGCTTTGTTAGACTAGTATACACGATACCATTCATGTGGTCAAGCTCATGTTGGAAACAACGAGCAGATATGCCATTAAATCTTGCGTGTTTTACTTCGCCATGGTAATTTTGGTATTCAACCATAATTTCTTGTGGTCTGGTAATTCTTAATCCTAAAAATGGGAAAGATAAACATCCTTCTACCATATGTACCTGTTCTTCGGATTGTCCTGTTATTTTAGGATTAAAATATGCCACATATTGATCGTCAGCACCCATAACAAATACACGATGAGGAAATCCACATTGATTTGCCGAAAGGCCAATACCACGATGTAGTCTACAGGTTTCAGCCAATGATTCAGCAAATTCTTCTGGATTTACTGGTGGATTTTTAAAATCAAACTCAGGCAATACTTGCCTTAAAATTGGATCGGTCTCATGAACCAATTTAAAGTATTTTGCTTGCTGTTTTTTTACTTCAACCTTTGAGGCTGTTTCTGTATCGTATTTAAATATTTCACTCATTTGTTCACCACCTGACTAAAATTGTTTTTCTTTTCGAACTTAATTACACTTCTAAACTTATCAAACAACTGGTCACCTTTATGGGATATAACAAACACATTTGTATCTGTTCCCATCTCATGAATCAGTTTTAAGAATTCTTCGGTACCAACCGTATCAAGACTAGAATCAAACACTTCATCAAGTATTAATAGATTGGTGTTGGTACTATTTTTTAATTTAGCGATTTGACGCCAAGTAAACAGTAGTGCCAAATCAATACGCATCTTTTCACCTTCAGAGAAATTGGCATATGAGAATTCATCACGATGCCTTGACTTAATGGTTTCTTCAAAGTTTTCGTTGATATTGAAGTTTACAAAGAAGTCCATAGCAGTCAAATACTTATTGATCAATTTGTTCATGATTGGCAAGTATTGTTTGATGATCTTTGTTTTGATGCCTGTATCTTTTAACAACACGGAAGAATAATCAAAGTAGTGTTTTTCGATTGAGTATCCTTCTTGTTGTTTTAAATACTCTGCCAATTCAGTTTTCAATTCTTTTAATTTGATATTTTCTTCTTCTAACGAATCTTTCTTGGTTGATAAATCACCAACCTCTTTGCGGAGTTTATCAATGTAAGCATGTATCGTTGATACGGTAGAATTGTGTTTGATGATTTCATTATTGTGTGCCTGTATGTGTGTTAATATCTTTTGTATTTCGGACATTCTATTACTGGTATCTTCAA